ATTACTGCTTGGATTTGAGATACTGCTTCTCTGTGTCCGAGGCTTATGGCGTTAGCCAATGCACGCTTGAGATACGGCATTACTTCTTCTTTGGGTGCGGTGTTTAGCCATTCGCCAAAAGCTTTTGGTTGTTTTGGAATGTATTGCATTGTGATACTCCTTAGATTAGACACAAAACAGAACAGCAGAGAAGCCTCGCTTCCTCGGCTAACTCCACAAGTTCTGTCCAATGTGTTGGGGACAACTGTCCCTGATTACTTAACAATGCGTAGGAACTTGGCTTGCTCTGACTTGCTCAACGCTTCGAACAACTCAACAACCTTGCTAACCTTGTCCACTTGCTTGCTCACTACCTTGCGTGGCTTGGCACTTGTCTTGTGATACTTGCCGACTGTGCGTTGCCATTGCTTTGTAGCTGTGTCGTGCCGACTCTCACGACTGCACTCCTCATCAGAGTAGAACTGCCACGACCCTGTAAGACTCTGTTGGTAGTAAATCGTGGTGTTGTGCTTTTCCCCATAAGCCTCAGCGTGAGCCTGAGCTAAAGACTCCACAACGGCTTGCTCTAAGAACTTCTTGTTGCCAAGTGCTTGCTCTAATGCTTTAGCCCATGAGATGTTAGAGATAACAAACTGTTTGTATTGAGATACGAGTTGCATAGTGATACTCCTATAAAAGTAATGGGGACAAATGTCCCCAAAAGAAAAAGCCGAGCAAGTGGCTCGGCAACACACGAACGATTACTCATTCGATACCTCTATTATACCACAACGGCTTGTGGAGAACCTTGATTTGCCCTGTGGCGAACCCCACCCATACCCCACCAACCCGTTTAGCCGTCATGCGTGCGTGGCACACAGAACACTGTTCCTCAGCCATAATTTAAAAAATTGTCAAATCTTGTAAAGCATCCGCCTGATTTACAAAGCAAAAATAAAATTCGCGCATGTAGGACATACATAGCCGACTTAAACTAATCCTACAAAAGCGCTTTTCCAGGGGGTATAAATTTTATTAAAAATTCGCTGACTCATGTCAAACTTTATACACAACCCATAGGTACCAAAAGGGAACCTTAACTACAACCCATAGGTATCAAAACAAAATCTAAAAACTTTCCCGATCAGGCAATTCTGATTAAAAAGTGTGCAAAAAACCAAAAAAGTTACCGATCGGGAAATGTTGCACTGCACCATAAAACCAAATACAATACACAAACCAATAACCCTCTAAAGGAGAAAACCATGTTTGATTTTGAACAACAGTACAAAAAAGCAGAAAGCGCCATTAAGTCTGGATATAACTTTTGGATAGACGTAATCGCCGATGCACTCAAGATGTACAAAACCAAGTAACAAAAAAACCCCCACGTCTTAGGTGGGGGTTCAAACGAGGATGTACTAATCATCAACCAAGGCCCAAACGAAGGAGGAAAAGCCTAGGTAAACAAATTATACACAAAAACCAAAAAACAATATATACTCCAGCCATACGTGAGCACCACACGCAACCAAAGGGGGAAGTAGTTGTTTTTAGAACACTTAGTCACAGCATCAGCCGCCGATTTTGTTCCGGACATTCTGCCCGACAATACCCCTTTTACTGAATTAAGTACCACCACCCCAGCGCAAACACTTAGCGCCCAAAAGAAAACATCCGACTGGCTTAGTCAGTTTGACGATGATGACGAAGCAACAATCACAGAAGCACAAGAAGAAAAAGTAGTTGATACATTCAACGCTTTAATTCGCCACGACCCCGACGCAAAAAACAAACTACTGCAGCTAGACCTGCCAGAAGAGATAAAAACAGCTGTGGGCATGGTGACGGCATATCAGTGGAAGTTTGTTGAGCAGGCAGAATCACTTCGCTCGATGGCAGTAAGTCACATAGTCAAAGAAGTCAGCCACCCCGACGCAAGAATCCGGTTAAAAGCACTGGAGATGCTGGGTAAAGTTACAGAAGTGGCGCTTTTCACAGACAGAGTGCAGGTCAAATCAGAAGATGTTACTGACGAAGAGCTTGACGCCCGCATCAAAGAGAAGCTGGGCAAGTACATGGGCGTGGTTGACGTGGTAGATGTAGAAGAGATACCTGAGAAAAGCGAATGAACCTCGATTTTCTTACCCCAGAAGAAGCCTTGGCAGCGCAAAAGGCGCTAAAAGACATGACGAAAGCCGAAAAAATGGCTTTCTTAGAAGATTTAGAGAAAAAAGAACACCGCTTTGATCTTAAAAAGGCACAAACAGACCCAATATCTTTTGCTAAGAAGGTATACCCGGGGTTTAAAGTAGGCCCCCACCACAAACGGTTAGCAAAAATATTCCAAGACGTGGTTGATGGAAAGAAAAAGCGGGTTATTATCAACATAGCCCCGCGTATGGGTAAGTCGGAGTTTTCGTCTTACTTGTTTCCAGCGTATTTTCTTGGTAACTTTCCAAACAAGAAGATCATTATGGGTACGCACACGGCGTCCCTCTCCGAGGACTTTGGTCGGAGGGTAAGGAACTTAATTGACAGTGAAGAATACAGAGAAATCTTTCCCGACACGGTGGTCGCAGATGATCAAAAAGCTGCGGGAAAATGGAGTACCGGTGCTGGTGGGCAGTATTATGCTGCTGGTGTCGGAGGCGCTCTTGCCGGACGGGGTGCTGACCTTTTTGTTATCGACGATCCACATTCCGAACAAGATATGAAGGCGAACTCAAGGCTGGCGTTCGATAACGCTTGGTCTTGGTTCCAAACCGGTCCGCTACAACGTTTAATGCCGGGGGGTGCAATCATAGTGATTATGACTAGATGGTCCCTTTTGGACCTTACCGGTCGTTTGATTGATTACCAGATAAAAAACCCAGATACCATACCTTGGGAAATAGTAGAACTGCCAGCCATTATGGACGCTGGTACGGATAATGAAAAATCGCTATGGCCTGCGCAGTGGAGCCTAGAAGCCCTAAAGAATACCCAGCAGTCCATTGACCCACGGTACTGGAACGCCCAGTACATGCAGAACCCAACGTCAGATATGTCTGCTTTGGTAAGTCGAAAAGACTGGAAAATATGGGAAGGCGAAGACCCACCCCCATGTGAGTACGTAATTCAGTCTTGGGATACGGCGTTTGAGACAAAGAACACATCAGACTATTCTGCTTGCACAACATGGGGCGTTTTCTACGATAACGAAGATAAGCGCAGCCCAAATATCATCATGCTTGACGCGTTTAAAGAACGCATGACTTTTCCGGAGCTAAAACAAATTGCACTTAAACACTACAAAGAATGGAAACCAGACGCCTTCATTGTGGAGAAAAAGGCGGCGGGTGCCCCGTTAATCCAAGAACTTCGCTTGATTGGTATACCTGTACAAGAATTTAGCCCAAGCAGAGGTAATGACAAAATGGTTCGCTTAAATGCTGTGGCTGATTTGTTTACAAGTGGTAAAGTATGGGCACCGGATACACGCTGGGCAAGAGAAGTAATTGAAGAAATTGCATCGTTTCCAGTTGGCGAACACGATGACTTCGTGGATACTACTACTCAGGCACTACTGCGTTACAGGCAGGGGGGCTTTATCAGCCTTGAAACAGATGAGCAAGAAGACTTAACTTACAAATACCGCAGACGTGCGGCTTATTATTAGGAACCAAAATGAGCATTGAGAAATCACTATACGCCGCCCCACAGGGTTTAGCAGGCATAGACCAAGAACCAGATATTGAAATTGAGATCGAAGATCCAGAAGCTGTAAAGCTCAGCATTGAAGGAGAAGAGATTCTTGATATTGAGAAAGGCGAAGAAAACGCCGACTTTGATGAAAACTTAGCTGACGTATTAGATGACAAGATTTTGCAGTCACTTGCTAGCGATCTTTCAGAAGACATTGATAACGACATTGGCTCTCGCTCTGACTGGGAGAAGATGTATAAAGATGGCATCACGTTGCTAGGCTTAAAGTTTGAAGAAAGAACTGAGCCTTGGGATGGCGCTTGTGGTGTATTCCATCCGATGATTACAGAAGCAGTTGTTCGCTTTCAGTCAGACACCATCATGGAAACCTTTCCAGCAAAAGGGCCTGTAAGAACACAAATTATTGGTAGAGAT